AATTTTAAAAGTTTTTTATTGATATTTCAATCTTTGTTCTGTTTGCAAATGCTCATCATCAAATGAATCATCATTGATAACTCTGCCCTCAAACCAACCAAATGGGATTGCCATACCTTCGGGCAACACCCACAAATGATACTGGTTCGCTGTATCGACTAGCCTTTCTGATGAGGGATATATTTGAATCGCCTCTCTCAACTCACCACAAATATCATCTTTGATTTTTTGGAAGTCAGCCCAATCATTACATGGTTGTTTGTCTATTCTTTTAATAGATAGCCAATCACACTTGCCCTTGTATTCTGGAACTTGAACCATATTATCACATAGCTTTCCATGATATTGGAAGACTTCATATATATCATTACGCCAAACAATTCTTTCTCTTTCATGATTAACCATTTCTTTGGCGGTTTCTCTCGTCATTTTAACTTTCATTGTTTTGGCTGTATTTAAATAATGATTGATATGTTCTTTGATAGACATATCTTTATGAGATGATTTGAATTTTTCAAATTTTAACATTTTGATCTCCTTAATGTTTAGGTCTATTTTAGTATAACCCCAACAAACCGAAAATTGATCTGTTGGGGTGAATATTTTTATGCTACATCAAAATCTTTGATTATGCTGATGTGTGAACTTAGAACCATCCCAAAATATTCGCCACTTCTTATCAGACGAATCTGTGATAGTGATATTACCTGATTCTGGATATTTAGAACTGACAACAATCTTTTCGATGAAATCCATCTGCCTCATTTTTTTATCAATCTTTTCTAATTGAATAATTGTACTGGGCAACCAAGCCTTATGAACTTTCGACTTGATGCGTTTCTCTGCATCTTTATAAGCATTCATCTTTTTCTCAAATCGCTTTTCCAAACGGGCGATCTCATTTACATGAACTGTTAAAATATTAGACATTAGTTTGCCTCCATAGTTAATTTGTTAGTAAGTTTTTCAACTAATTCTTTTCTTGTGTTTGCTCTCGCAATTATTTTAAATCTCTTAATACCATTTACAAATGCATATTCATTCGTATTTAGAGCAAACCAAAAATAACCTAGTTGCCTTAGTGCTATGTTCTCTTGCCCCTTTACAACCCATTGTGCGGTGTTAGAACCAAAGCCATTTCCGTTCCATTGAGTGCTTTGTTCTTTTACTAATTTTACCATTTTGATCTCCGTTAGTTAGTGGTCTATATATATAGTATATCACTATTAGTATATAGAAGTAAACCTTTATTTTATCTTTTTTTTAATTATTTTTAATTATTTTTTTATTTTTTTGTATTTTAGGGGTTTACTATTATAAACTCTTGTGATAATATGTTAAGGTAAGGAGGTTATTAGATAAGAAAACAAGGTACGGATCAAGCCGCAGATGCTAACCCAAAGACCAAACTTCTAATAACCTTCTTCGCAGACCAATTTTAACAACGGAGAATAAAATGAGAAATTTCGTATCAAAAGCAGAATACCAAGGTTCAAACATCGAAGAGTTAATCAATGCAGGTTTTGAAGAGGGTTCTGAGTTCTGCACATTTAATCAAGCTAAAAAGCATTTTAACCTAAATGGTAAAGAACTTAAAGGTGCTAAAAGTTGCGCTAGATTAATGAAGATAGTTGAAAAGAAAGTTATTAACAAATTGACTAATAAAGAAGAAAAGAAAAAAGTTCCAAACTATTTCAACGTATTTGAAAAAAATCACATCAAAGCAGTTATCGAAGAAAACACAGGGGTAGGGGCGTAAGCCCCCCCCAGAAAGGAAAATAAAATGATTTACTTTTATAGAGATGGGCAACGCCTAATAAAACTTAACATAAATAATAAACCATCTGATTGGGCTATTTCCAATAATGGTGGCAAGTGGCAAATGTATAAGATGGATACAAACATCCGCACTACTGTTGATTTAGCAAAATATATACATGACGATAAAATGCTTGATTACAAAGTTGGCAATATTTTTAGTTATGTTGAAACCGCTATTTTTCTTTTCAAGAATGATTGCTTCACCGATCTTTGCCAGATGCTGAGAGAAATTGCTGAAATTGATTTAGACCCACTTGTGGAAGATATCTTAACCATACTACGTGATAGGTTTGGTCAAGAAAGAGTTAATAAAAACATTTTACCGATGGAGGCGTAAATGATTATCAGAATTATATTTGTCATTATTGGATTATTGATGGGTGCATCTATACCAACATTACTTTTAATCTAGGGGAATTTATTTCCCCTTTTTTTATGCAACAACACCTGATGGTAGTTTAGATTGACTTATTGGCTTATTATCTAATATTGCATCAATAATTGCTTCCATAGGGAAAGCACCCCAATCCTCACCAGAGAAATCTGCTTCCTCATCAAACACATCATTATATAACTGTATCCAACCTTCGTTAGTTGTTATCTGTCTAATTCTTTCTTCTTTTTCTTCTTCACTCATCATTAATATCTTTCAACATTCGTTCAAACTCTTTTACAGTTCTGGGGAATAACTTTCTTGCCTGATCCATAGCTTTGGCATTGCCGTTGATTGCATAAAGATTTGCAAATGTTTCATAAGCAAATGCACCTCTTCTTCGATAATAACTTTTGCCATGACCCCATGCGCTATAATCTGAATAGAATTTACCTTTAACCATTGCGTCTACTATATCTGACATAGAGTTAGCACCATCAAATCTGGGGTCATATCCAAAGTAGTTAAAAGAACTACCTTTACGTCTGCCACTTTTATATGTTTTAGTTTTTTCAACTCTGACTAAAAGTGTTTCTCTTAATTCTTTTAACTTATCATCTGTATCTGAAGCTAATTGATACCCAACATAATCATCAAAATCTATGCCATCTTTTGCCAAGCCTAAAGCCTTCGCATCATCAACAAATGCTCTCTGAAAATCTCTATCTGTTTCTGACCGATATCTCATTTTCTTTGATGAAACATTATCTACATGATGACCATATTCATGTTCTAACGTATTACGTCCTAAATCAGATTGTATTCTTTGAGAACCATCATAATACTTACCACTCTTAGACCTTTTTATGGATTTCGGTTTTGGTAATTTTATCGCAACCGCTAACGCAAGTGGTGAAAGATTATCATTTAATTTATCACTATATTCTTGTCTTGCTTTTTTAGAACCTGCTGTAAGCAAATCACCAATATCTATTTTATTATTATCTGATATTTCAACTTCAACTGGTAAAATTGGGTCTGCCTCTATCTCATCCTCTGGCGTGACATAAATTAAAGTACATCTGCAATTAATAACATTAGCCGCTCCACCTCTGGGGTCGGATGGATATCCCATCTTATAGGGTATGCCATTAACGAAAACCTCAAAATCCTCATCCATAGGAATAATAGTGCCAGACACCGCTGAATGTGCGCCTCTGGTTCTCGCATCGTTTACAGCAACCCATTGTTTCTGTAGCTGTGGGATATTTAAATCTTTTGCCATCTCATGGTTTGCAAAACTAGCCGCATTATGCGTTTCAGTTCGGGCTATAGTGGATGCTCTTCTTTTACTCATTAAGCCACGTTGAGAATCCAATATTGCTTTGGCTGTTGGTGCTACACCTAAGTCATCGGCTTGTGAGACTTGTATAGCCTTCATAATCTGCTTTCGGGTAGTATCAGACACCTGTTGTATGTTCTGACCGCCCTGACCCCTTAAAAAGCTATTTATAAGGCGGTCAAACTCTGTTTCCTGTTTCTTATATGTTTGAAACCTTTTAGCGAATGATTCGATAACTGCCCTATAGTGTGGCAATAAAACAGCAGAAATCTTATTTGATATGAATGGTGTAGTTGGTATTCTTCCCAATCTCTCGTAAGATTCAGAAGCCTCTTGTCCTATTTGTGCAAAGGCAGATAATAATTGCAATCTAAGTTTACGCTCAAATTGAAGCCTTATTCTATTTTGCTCTATGGCATCTTTTCTTGCATTGACACGATTTGCTCTTTGTTTAAAAGCAATGTTTGTTTTCATTAGTCTTTAGACCTCAAAGGATGCCCTTTAGGTAATAAATCTAAATCAAACTTTCCGCTTTTGAATCTACCTGTTCTGACTGCACTTAAGAAAACATTAACTCTTGCATAAGCCCACTGGTCGCTAGATCTTACGCTTGGGCGTACTGATTGTGGGTTAGTATTGTAAGCCCCCACACCCCTTCTAAAAACGGCTTCTAGCATTCTTTGTGTGACACGCTTACCTTTTTTATCGCCATGTTTTTCGTTATGATCTTTGACCTTTTGAGCTAATCCTTTTTTGACTGCCTCAGATATTGGGGCTTTCTCCTCCAAGTAAGATAAGACAACATAGGCATCTTCTAATTCATCTTGCTTATCACGCTCTTTATCTAGTTGAACAACCTTACGCCTAGCCCATGTTTGACCATTATCACCACCCCATAAAAGCCACGCTATTTTTCCTGCGCTTGGATATCCATCTTCTCCCTGCCTAAAACCTTCCGCACGCTTGTCAACTTCATGTCTTGAGAAGAAACTGTGCATCCTCCGAACAACTGATGGAGACAATCTTTCTCTGTTAACGAGTTGTCTGGCTCTAGTTGCGCCAACTCTAGTGCCTCCTCGACCGAACTCTTGTCGCATTTCAAGCCCACGTTGCGCCTCCTTTGCCATCTGTTCAGTAGGTTTTGTGTCAATATCACTCTCTGCCTTGTCATCATCATCATCCGTTACTTGGAACTCTGGATCTGCTGTATGATATTTTCTAGGAAGTTTATCACCTGTTAAACGCTCATAATCTGCATGAGACGCACAAGGCATAAATATCTTGCCATCATCTCCATCATGACTATGGAAACCAAAACAACCTATTACTTCTGATCTATCTTCAGCTTCTTCTTGAGTTGTAAAAATATCTTTTTCAACTTCTCTTTTAGTCTCATCATCATACCCATATGCAAGTTTACCATCCTCTTCTGCTTCTTCACCCTCAGAGGGCGCAACTTCTGTTGAACCAAGAGGGAAGAGATTAGCCGCGATAAAGACATCATCGCCTCCTGTGATTGGTTCTAATCCTAATCTATCCCTAGCTTCATTTCTTGAGATTATACCTTCTCTGACTGCTTGAACCACATTCTCATAAATTCTTTTTCTGCGTTCAGTCATGGCAGGTATTGATTCAAAATCATAACGAATAGAAATATCATCACCGAATAATGGGGAAATCCATTCATTCATGTCTGATTCAACTCGTTTTGCTAGTGGTATAATAGTTTCCTCATATAGTGCCAACCTTGCCTCTTGTACGTTTGCATAAGTTTGGCTATCTGGTATTCCGATAAGTTGAGATGGCACACCAAAACAAAGAGCAATATCTTTTGCCGCCATGTGCTTTTGCTGTAAAAAGTCCATATCCTTTGGTGATAATCCCATCTCTCTCCAATCAAAGTCACCCTCCAATAGTAATGGTCTACCTGCGTTTTTTGGTCCTTGAAACTTCATCCTTAAATCATCTTGAAGCTGTTGCCTTTGCCCATCACTCAACTGAATAGGCATACCTCTATCATTCTGAGGTTTGAATACAATAGCACCACTTGGTCTTGCTCCATTTTCTAACAAAGAAACATTGTGCTTGTTGACCGCGTTATGATTGTCAATATCAACTGCGGCGGCTTTTATCGGTGACATTCCATAAAAATCATCCAATGGATTCCACATTTTGATGTGCTTAACTTCTGATACACCTGTTACTGGGTCAGCATCATAAGTATGCACCACCCTACCATTCAACATATATTCATACCCTGATGGGCTTGCTGTCTTGCTTGGCTTTACCTTTACCCTGTCAGGGCGTAGTAAATATAATTCTCTGGGTACACCTGCTACCTCTGACATTTGGGCATATGAATTACCAGAAATTAGAAGATAAGAATAAAGCGATTGAAAATATTCAACACCTGCTTGCATGGGATTAGGTCTATTCAACAAAGTTAAAATGGGATGTTCATCTAACTCCATATCGCCTTGATAGGCTTGCCAATGAATAGAAGCCGCGCCATTGGCTATTTCATTTACACATCTATAAACTATAGCGTTCTGTGAATAACCATCATCTGCGTAATTATCATAATTATCCCTGCGACTATATGAATTGCCAGTCGTGTTAAGAACAACTTGTGGTGCTTCTTTTATCTCGTAACTTTTATTACTTCGCAAAAAATCAAATAAACCCATCAGGAAATTCTCCAATACGCCTGACCATTGGTTTGGCTCAGTTCTGTTAATGCCCAAACTAGAGCATCCATCCTATCAGGTGATTTCTTACTGGCTTGTGTGAAGAAACACATCTGATCTTCTAATTCTGAGAAAGCACCAACATGATGCACCTTCCCTTGTTCGTATAGGGCGGCTATTGGCTCTGCCCTTATAATCTTACCACGACTAGCATTTACTGGCGTATAAGGTACGCTGTTATCAATATTCCTTAATAACCTCTCCACTAAATCACCGCCATTATTTACTTCTGCAACTATTCTATCTGCGCTGTACTTGTAATATGCCTCTATAGCCTTTTTACCCCAACCATCAGCAGAATATTTGCCTGATAGATCATCTATAACATAAAAACGACCTTCAATGCTACTACCACATACAACAATGCCTGTTTCATCAGAATTTTCTGTATTTGTTACAGCAGGGTCAATGGCAACAACCACTCTTTGAAAGTCTACAGTAGAATCTCTTGATATTCTTGCAGAGTCAATCATTCCATAGTTCCATAGCGCACCTTCTTGCTCTTCTAATATATCAGCATAAAGCTCCTGTCTGCCAAGCCTTGTGCCTTCGTATTTATCTTTGAGTTGTTGGAGTGCTGTTTCTGCCAAATTCTTATAGTTCTCGAATGTTGAACCCCTTGTCAGATAAACATCTTTGCCTTCTCTTTT